TTGAGAGGGGTCAAGGTAGTGTCACCGTCCTGCAAAGGACTGGGAAGCACGTTGTCAGGCATGTGAGTTAAAACCACCCACCTTAAAGGTAGCGTAACCAATAAGCTCTGGGGTCCTGTGAAGATATGACATACTGATCTCCGCAGCAGGTGCTGGTAGTCAATCCAGCTAGTCATTAACAAGTGAACTGATCATTTGCTTGGACTATGGGTGAAAAGGGGCATGCGTTGGACTTGTGGGTAGTCAGGAATCCCATCAGATAACAAATCAATTACAATGAGGTCTCATAGCTCAATTGGATAGAGCATCAGCCTTCTAAGCTGAGGGTTCTAGGTTCAAATCCTAGTGGGATCACAAAAATTTTAATAACCAAATAAATAAACAATGGCAGAATTCAAAAAACTAGTAGGAACAAGAGTGTTGCTTACTAAACCTAAAAAACCAGAATCAAAAGTATTATTGTCACCAGAAGCTGAAGCTCAGATGGAAGCGGAAATGATGGCAAAATGGACAGCATTAGAAGTATTTGCTGTAGGAGATGAAGTATCAATTGTAGCACCTGGAGACAAAGTGTTTGTTGAAACATACTCTTTGCAGAATGCAGGTGTTGTATCAATTGGTGATGATTTAAAGTTAATGATTGCAGAAAGAGATATTGCAATCATTTGGTAATAAATCGCGGGGTGGACTGGAGGAGGTTCCAGCTTGGTCTCATAAGCCAAACCACGTGAGTTCGAGTCTCACCCCCGCAACTAAAGTCAAGTTTTTTACATAAAAAACTGGACAAATGTCGCCAGTACCACACTAGTGTAAGCGTATAAAAAGCACGGCAAATGCTGTTAGGTGGAACAGCTCACATAAGACTCGCAGGTCTGCTAAGTGAAATTGCAAGTTCAGGTGAAAATCCTGAGTGAATGGTACCAAAAATTAATAAACATTAAAACCATGGAAGTAAACAGAGTTCAAAAAAAGATTAGAGTTAGCTCTTACGACTTGGTGAAATATCAGATTATCACAGAATTAATCTTCTTTCAAAAAGAACATTTGATTCCTTCTGATATTGAGCTATTGACTTTACTTGCATTATGGGGTCCTATTGAACTAGGTAAGTTCTGTAATGCAGCAGCTAAGAAGCTGTACAAAAACATTGAAATGGAAGAGTTTTCTGTGCGTGCACAAAATGTACGTAATAGAATGGCTAAGCTAGAAAAACGTGGAATTGTACAGAAGATTAACAATGGAAAGAGGCAAATACAAATTAGTAATGCCCTTAACATTTATGGTAAAGGAAACGTATTGTTAGACTATAATATCTTAGCAGTTGAATCCAACAAAGCGTAAGGAAATATCAAAGATCACAGCAGAATCTTTGGGACTGGATCATCTTACAGTAGATGATGTGGTTGCATTTTTCTATAGAACAGTTCAAAAGAAACTTAGTTCTATGGAGCATCATTCTGTGAACGTTCCCAACATGGGAACTTTTGTGCTTAAAAAGCAACGTGTTGAAAAGAAGATTGAAAAGTACAACGCGTTTTTAGAAAAAATTGATGCTTCTGAATCTATGAGTATGTACGAAACAACAGTTGATGTAAAGGCTGATGTTGAGAAATACCAGAATGCTCTTGAGATTATGAATAATGAAGCTCAGAGAAGAAAACAAGTAGAAAAACTAAAAGAAAAATATCTAGACAATGTTGAATAACGCAATTAAAATTTGGAAAGAACGTGGTAAAATTTTTGAGGGAGTCAGAAATAACATGTTCAAAAAAGAACACATTGAAGAAATTGCATACTACAGAAATGAAATATGCATTAAGTGTCCTTTCATAGACCTGAAAGGAAGCAATTGTGCTGTTGTGGGAACACAACCGTGTTGCTCAGAATGTGGATGCTCTTTAAAATTAAAGACTAGGTCTTTGTCTTCTGATTGTCCTAAAGGTCACTGGAAAGCAGTAACCACTCAGGAAGAAGAAGATTTGATAAGAGCAAGTATAAACCAAAAGTAAAAGCTATGAGTTTAGTATTTGAACCAAAAACTCACAGTTACACATCAGTTGATCCTAGTGATAACACTAAATGGATCAGTGTAACAACACTCATTGGTGGGTTAAAACAACCATTTGATTCTAACAACATTGCAAAAAAGTCTGCAACAAACAAGAGAAGCAAGTGGTTTGGAATGAGTGTAGATGAAATCCAAAATGTTTGGAAAAAAGAATCTGACAGAGCATGTACACTGGGAAACTGGTATCATGATCAAAGAGAACAAGACATTACAAACTGTGAAACAATAGTGCGTTATGACAAGACTCTGCCTGTTATTAGACCAATGCATGATGAGAACGGTCTTAAAGTAGCTCCATCTCAAAAGCTAATGGACGGCATATATCCTGAGCATATGGTTTATTTAAGATCAGCTGGGATTTGTGGACAGAGTGACTTGGTAGAAGTAGCTGACGGATTTGTTCATATTACAGACTATAAAACAAACAAAGAAATTAAAACAGAATCATTCAAGAATTGGGAAGGAGTTTCTCAGAAGATGAATGCACCTGTTTCTCACTTAGATGACTGTAACTTAAATCATTACAACTTGCAGTTGTCTATTTATATGTACATGATATTAAAGCACAATCCTCAATTAAAACCAGGAAAGCTTATCATTCATCATATAATGTTTGAAGAAGAAGAAGAAAAAGATGAGTTTGGATACCCAATCTCTAAACTAAATGCAGAAGGAGAACCTATCATTAAGGAAATTATTCCTTATGAGATGCCATACTTGAAAGATGAAGTACTTTCAGTAATGACATTCTACAAGGATAACCCTTCTAAATTTTTTAAAAAGAAGAACTAATGGTAAAGATTTTTGACTTGCAGAATGGTGTGGTAGTTCCAACAGAACATTGCTATACTTTAAATTTTTTAAAAAGGATTATGGATGAGTATCCTGACAACTACATGACAATTTACATGTACTTGTTTTATATGACTTGCCCTAATCCAGATATGAACCCCTTTTTTGATACACCAGAAAATGAAAAAGAAGAACTTATTATTTCGCAACTTAATGTTGACTTTTCTACTGAGGATGATGCAATTTTGGCAGCTCTTGAGTTATGCAAAAAACTTTATGAAACCCCTACGTACAGGGCTTTCATGGGTATCAAACACATGCTTGACCGCTTGGCGAAGTACATGGAAACGACTACAATTGAGCACGGTAGGGATGGTAACATTAATTCTCTGGTTAATGCTGCGGCAAAATTTGAACAAATACGTATATCGTTCAAAGGGGCGTACAAAGATCTTATGGAAGAGCAGAAGAGTCAAGTTAGAGGAGGCCAACATCTTGCGTATGACCAGACTTAAGCAACAAAAAAACATGAAAAACTCTGAACTATACGAATGGTTGTTTCACTACAACCCTCACACTGAAACCTGGAATGCTTTTAACAGGGAAGATCATTTTGCATATTGGAATGGTTTAGAACCTAAGTATGCAATACTAAGATCAAAAGACATAAGTATTATACAAGAAATCATCAAGAAAACTGATGGTGAAAAAGATAGACTAAATGAGCTTACACGAAGAATTGAAAAGTAGAGAAGTGCACAACCATGTAATAAACGTGGTTCACATTTCAGATGGATTTATCATTACAAGAGTCATGAGCAATGTTCCTAGAAAAGGAGAATGGATTGTTCTTGGAGAAGATACATATGTTGTCAATCTTGTAATTTGGAATTATGCTGACGCTCGTTCAGTAACAGTAATGGTTGATGACCCTAAAGAATAAAGATGTTTTTAGAAATACCTACATACGATGCAGTAACAAAAGAATGGTCTACTACTCCCTTTGAAACAAAAGAAGAGTATGTTGAGTTTTTATGGTCTGTTTTTAAGGAACCTGGAAAGTATGAGTTTGATGAAACATCCTTAATCTTTAATAAAGAAGCTCGTGCTTTTAACAAAACAAAAGTATTTTGTGTAGCACCATTTAGATCAAAGGACTATGTTGTATACTGGGATGATCAGAAGTTAAAATGCAGAAGAGGAGTCATTTATAAAAATGGCAAAAAAGTGTGGTTTTTGACAAGAGATTATTACATGTGGGTAAACTTTTTACCTATCTATAACAAGGAGGTTGCGAGGTTTACATTCCCTGATGTACGTGATGCTCAGTATCATATGGCGCTTTATGAAGAAATTGCAAAGCATTCTTCTAAACATGCCGCTATTCTAAAGAAACGTCAGATTGCGTCATCATACTTTCACGCAGGTAAGATGATAAACATGTTCTATTTTGAAGAAGGTTCTGTAAGTAAAATGGCAGGATCTCTAAAAGACTACATAAACGAGAAAGGAACGTGGCGTTTCTTAGAAGAATATAGAAACTTCTTGAATACACACACTGCTTGGTACAGACCATGTAATCCAGATAAAGTATTAAACTGGGAACAACGTATTGAAGTTAACCAAGGAGGTAAGAAACGTGACGTTGGTTTAAAGTCTGTAATCTTTGGTCTAGCGCTAGAAAAAGATCCTACTAATGGTGTAGGGGGTCCATGTACATTATTCTTCCATGAGGAGGCTGGAATTGCCCCAAAAATGAATGAAACAATAGAGTACTTGCTACCAGCAATGAAGTCTGGTATGACATATACAGGTATGTTTGTAGCAGCAGGATCTGTGGGTGACTTGGAACAATGTGAACCTCTTAAAGAGATGATCATGAATCCTATTGCAAAAGATGTACTTGCTGTAGAAACAAACCTTGTAAACGCAGATGGTGAGATTGCCAAGTGTGGTTTGTTTATTCCAGAACAGTGGTCAATGATTCCTTGCATAGACCAGTATGGTAA